CTCTTCTCTGTTCATATTAGAATGGTAAGTCTTCTTCTTCTATTTTTGGTACTGGAGCTGGAGTTGTTGGAGTAGAGCCATCTCTTGGTGGCGTGTCTACATTCTCTCCATTAGTGGGTTACCTGTATTAGATGAATCAAAGAAATTGTTAGAAGATTCTAATTCTATCATTCTCTTCAGAGGTTTCTGCCTTAACTCAAAAACATTGCCTGAAGAATACTGATAGTAGACCAGCTCAGGGACAAAAATACCAGAAGGAATATTAACAGTATTTGCATCAGCAGAAATATTAACTGCACTAACAGTTGCTGAATATAGCTCATGAGGCCTATCCTTCCGGACAATTTTTCTGATAGATTGGTTGATGTAGGTATTTAATATTGCCGAAGAAGGGTCGCTAGAGGTTGATGTCTCCCCAGAGTCTATTTGATTTTCTAATAAACTTCTAATTGTAGATAACTCACTACCCATTTACTTACCCTCCTTATTATACAATTCTAACCCTATATTTTGTGTCTGCTACGTGCGTTATTTTTAGTTTTGCAATACTCAATCCCCGCAACGAATCTGTATCGGTCGTCGGTAAATAGATTGCACTTCCATAATTTGTACCATCAAAACTAATCTGGTAATACAAATCACCTGTCCCGTAATTGTCAATATACCCATCTATTCCGTTCCTTAACAATGTTCCAACGACATCTAGGGTTACCGGCGAATCACCACTAACAAAAGACGTGTCATAAGCACTGAATATTTTTTGTTTAGGTTCATCATAAATGTCTATTGCCATTTTTTCTCACTTATAAAATACAAAAAGCCAGCTACAAACAAGCTGGCTCTCCTAAAAAGGTTTTAAGTTAGGCTCTTATATATAAATATAGATACGTCCATACTATTATAACAGACTTTTAAGAAAATACAAAAGTTTTCGGGTCTCAGTATGAAGACTATAGTATGTTATACACTGTTTGCTTAACTTCATCTTCGATTTATTAGGCTGGCTTTTAGTCTCTAAATGAGATTTTAGGCCGCCGCCTATCCCTAAATCGTTGTCTGATATAAATTCAGTAAAAGCATTCCTCCAACTCTCGATCGAATTATCGACCAACCAAATACCGCCTTTTGTTTTTCTATAAGGTTCGACATCACTTGCAAGCAAAGGGACATCTAGACTACTCCACTCGATCCACTTCAAGTTACTTTTACACCTGTTGAACTCACTGTCACATAACGGCGCTAAGGCTAAATCTAGGTCCATATCATATAATTGCTGAGGATACTCCGTCATATTCCAGTTAACAGATTTAAAATCAATTTGAGGGTGCTTCTTTAGAAAAGAAGGACGGTATCCCCCATATCTAATAATAAATTTAACCTCAATATTCTTATTTAAGAGCGGAAGAAGTGCCCTATACGCAATTCTTAAATCATCGTCATGTGCACCACCTCCCACATAACCAATTCTAATGCCGTCGTGGCTAAGTTTCTTCTTATCCACTTTCCATGTGCCCCTGTTGATACAGTTAGGTGCAATATGAAGAGGCTTTTCACCGACATGAAGAGGCGTACCCGACGTTAAAACTGGGCGAATAGATTTAGCTAAATAGTCCGTGCTACATATAACAGCATCCGAACGATACAAATGCTCTGCACTCCATCTATGCTGATCAGTCCAAGTATAAGGAGAACTAGGGCTAACCTCCCCTAAGCTATCATCGATCTCAGCGACCGTTTTTACTTTTGGGAACTCTCTTTTAAATTCTTCTATAAGAGCAATGGCAGCCAAGCTATGGAATCGCTGAAAAATGATAATATCAAAGAATTTGAACGCACTCCTTAATTTTCTTTGAATTTTATCACTTATTTCGCCATAACCCACGCACATACTTGGCCACGATACATGAAGAGGGAGGATATCCTCAAAGTATTCGACATTCACAGTTGCGCTAACCTTCATCCTGACCATTTGTTCCGCATAATTCTCGATTCGCCAATAGGCTACACCCAGATTTAGTGTGTTCACATATAATATTTTTATCATTCTTTTTCCTTTACCGCTGTAATACCAACCCATTGGGGCGGGAATATATGATTATTCTCTGAATCAAGACCTATAGGCTTGATGCCCTCACTAATACAAAAATGATCGATATAAGGTATCTCGACAATAGTTGCCTTATCCTTCTTGAAACAGCTGTAGATTAGCGTATTCAGTATCTCTAAGGTAAAGTTCTGATGATGGTAATCACCAAGCTTCTCTTCACACATAAAAGAAGAGGGATGAGGGACAGTGATGATATACTTCCCCCCGGGCTTTAATACCCTATACGCTTCTTTAACCGCTGGAAACGGGTCATAAAGGTGTTCAAGGACTTCCCCACACATAACAACATCAAAAAAATCAGACTTATACCTAGATAAATCCTCCGCCTCGCCCTGCTCCGCATATATGCCTCTCCTCTTTGCTTTTTCTACTAGAGTATCGACTAAATCGACACCATTAACGTGGCAATCTTTACTTAATAAATGGACACCTAAAGAACCGCCGTTACAACCCACATCTAATACCTTCGATGACTCTGGTACCTGGTCAACAAAATAACGAATCCTATTATAATGGCTCTGATACGGGTTCCCATACTGCTTTAGAACACCGTCTGACCTATAATTATCTATATGCGAAGCCTGGGCCTCGTCTTTACTTTTGAATCTCATATATCATCCCCTCTTAACTTATCTAAAACATCCTCTATCTTTGTCTGACAAAATATGTTTTCGCCACTACTATTCAAATCTTGCTCTTTAAAATCTCTGGTGTCCTCGTCTATAACTTCGTACTCATTCCGAAACAACTTTAGTAAATACTCAAGGCTATACTCATGTTTTCCTAATGCATTTACAATGGAGGCAGAACCCCTATCGGCCGTCGATATAAGTATATCTATCAAGTCCTCAACATAAGTAAACCGTCTGTTTATATTAGAGGGGTCTCCATTAACCATTATTTTTTTACCAGATATCAATTTACTTATAAACATATCTGGCCTTCCAAGCTCCCCATAAACTGTAAAGGGACTTACTATACTAATAGGGGTACCTCTTAGCCAAGAGAGATGTTCTGGGAACCTCTCTTGTTCTTCGTGAAAGTCTAAAATACTTTGTTCGGCCATTTTTTTGGATAATGAATAAGGGGTTTCAACATCTCCTAGAACAGAGGAAGAGCTAACATATATATATCTCATGTAATTTTCATCATTATCTGCACGTATATTCCTAAGATGCTTCTTTAACTCATTTACGTTGTTTTTAATATAATCAAGCGGATCTCTATTACTCCTAATCCCAGCATATGAGCCTAAATGAAAAACATAATTATAACTATTATGACTATAACCACCACGCCATACGCCTCTTTCAAAACCGCCTAGCCATTCCAAGGGTAACGACTCCGGTAATCCCTCCTTTCTCTTTCTTATAACTTCTTTAGAAGGGTTTCCCGTAGGCTCACCAATATCATAGATATCAAGGTTCGTAACACCCATCTTCAACAACCTTTTACATAACCATGAACCAATGAACCCGTGCCCCCCTATGACAAGGATCTTAGAATCTTTATCTATCATAAAGTTACCTTAATACTATAGTCCTCATACTTTTTCTGCTTAAGTTTCTTTGCTTCCTCCTTATTTCGGTTAGTGTTACCCTCTATTTTCTCCATTAACGGGTCTTGGCAGCCTCCAAACAAGTACCCTTTTTTATGGGCATCTAAAAGGAAAAATTCGTACAAGTCTGTCTCGATTGAGTCTTCATGGTACTTAATTTCATTTGCAACCGACTTTCGATAAGCAATAGTTGGATGAGAGATAGGGCACTTAGAGTTAAAGTCCCATTCGAACGCACCCATATAATCACGCTCCCAAGGCTTATCAGCATCCTTCAAGTCTAACCCTGAATAAAAAATACTTTTGTCTGGGTTCTTTTCAAAGAACTCACTTATAGCACTACTTCTCTTTGAATCATATATATCTGCATCACAGACCGCTATGATTTCGCCTGTAGCCATGAGGTTCCCGATATTTCGACAATATGCGGCACCTTTACGGGCAAAGTTATCTATAATACATCTCTGTGACCTTGTTTTTCCATCTTTGTTATAGGTTGTAAAGCCGTTGCTCTTAGATAGCGCTTCCTCGTGATGCTTTAAAATATCTCTTGTGAAATCTGTTGACGCATCGTTAATAACTATTATTTCATAAGGCGCTATCTCTTGAGAGAGAATTGATTTTAAGCACTGGTTGATTGTGTTCTGACTGTTAAACACTGGTAATACATAACTTATCTTCATTTAATTAGACCCTCTATTTTTTCCTTAAAGACATCGACAGACATTAATTCTGAATAATACTCATGTGCCTTCTCACTCAACTCACTATGTTCTTTAGCTTTACACTCGCATATCTTTGTAATGAGCTCTGATTTATTGTCCTCCCATTTCTCCACATCTTCGAAGCTTAGCTTATCAGCAAACTTCATCTCTTCGTCTGGGCAACTAACTAACGCCTGACGACCACATAACATGAACTGAATAGGGAGCTGAGGGAAACCATCATGAACCGTTGCCCTGACAACCATACTGCATTCATTTATGAAGCTAACCATCTTGTCCTCTGGTATTCGGCCACAGAACTCTATGTTATCTTTTTCATCGTACATCTTATCGATACCGAAGAACTTGAAATTAATGTGCGGTAAAGCTTTCGCAACCTCCATAATTAAGGGTATATTACTTAACCCACCAGCGCCGTCTAACTTATGGGCCTTGTTTGAATCAGAAATATAAACACCGACGGTGAATGCCTTTGGTAAAGCACCCGCTATGTATTTCTCTATTTGATAGATAGGGGTAAACACGAGCTCGGTATCAAACCCGCATTCCTTCATCTCTTTTTTACATCTAGAACTATTGGTCAATAGTATCGCATCCTGGACATCAAACATCTTCTTCATGTGCTTTAACAACGAAATAGAGTGGTTGTTATACATCGTGAAAACGTCAGAGCCAATGAAATGATATATAGGTCTACCAACAATACTTGTCATATGATTGGACAAAGCATCTATAGATTCATTATAACAACCAACCATATACGTGTTCTTCCAGCCTGGAAAATTATAGTTTGAAGGAAACATCATTCTACTACTACCATTTCCCATCCCAACGTAGTCCGTACCAAGCATTTTTGCCCTCTGTATTGCCTGTAAAGGCGCTCCCCAAGTCGAGGTAACCATATCCTTATCCTCTATCCCATAATACTTTCTAAATTCAGCACACTTGATAGATAACGTTAACCCCTGTGATCCTGAAATACTTTCCTCTGTCGGACTCTTTGTCGAACAAACAAAATACTTATCACCAAGGTAACTACCCTTATATCCCTTTTTGGCTAACTTATAAAACAAGCCCCAGTCTTGAAAATATTTACGGTTATCAAATCCGCCAACAGACTCAAAAGCCTTCCTCTTAATAGGGCTCATTGTTGGGATATAGTTCATCGTCTCTAATAGAAAAGGGTCAAATTCCTGAGAAATAAATGCAGGCTTATCTATTTCAAACCTATAATTCCCATAACAGAAATCTATTGATGAATCTAATTCGAACCTAGTATTAAATTCATGCAATATACCAGGCATCAACTTACAATCTGCATCTATAAAGAATAATATGGATTCGTTGCTCTCGTCTGAATCTCTTGAAATAGATGAGCCTAGATTCCTTGCCGCCGATGCACCCGAATTCTCCTTTATTAGCTCAAGAGTAAATGAATACTCATTAGTAAAGGACATAAGTAACTCTTCTGCTTTTTTATCGTGCCCGTCTATGACAACGGTGACATCATAGTCTTTATGGTCTTGGTCTGCTATCGAAAGTAATAGCGCTTCAATCGTATCGTAATTTTTATAAAAAGGGATAACTATATTAAACTTCATTTTGCCCCTTTGAATTGTTCATAGACCTGAATTAATTTCTCCATCCCAAATCCAGCAATCTTTTTTGACTTGGCCGCCCTACTAAACACATCCATAACGAGCTTGTAATCGTCATTATCTAACTCTAAGTACTCCTTAGCCTCAGAACTCTTCTTTATAAGGCCAACATAATTAACCATATCTTCGATATCATCCCACTCAACAACGTTTTTGATTTGTCGTAAAATATTTAATGTTTGATTATTGTTGCTTTCTAGCAACTCTTCTAATGTGATATCGGGGTCTTTCTGAGAGTTCCACTGTTTAGTTAATTCATCTGTCTCTTGCTTGGTTATTCTAACTATTTTTATCTTTTTCATATACCGCCTCTTTTTCTCAAGCCTATTCCAATTGAGGTAAGGACACGTAGGGGAAAGTAAGTGCCTTACCTCAAGAGTACCAGGGAAACTAATCAGACCCAACTAGACCTTTTTAGTTTCCCTGGTGACAATCAATATAGCATTTTTGGCGATATTTAACAACCAAAAAAGCTATTTATGTCCCCGTCGTCCAGATCCAGATACCTGCCGATTTGTTGAGAACCTTGGCGGTAGCCGTAATACTGAAAGCGGCTTGTTTCTTCTTATTGGTCGGGTCACTAACCGTTGTAGGCCCAGACTGCTTAAGGAAGAACTGAAAGCCTTTTGCTCCGCCTTCTCCTGAAACCTCAGAACAGCCGTAAGCCTCATCACCGAACAGTAAGCTACCATACACGTTACCAGAAGAGGTAGACAATGTATCACCACTAATTGGGAATTTCAATCCTAATGTGGAAGTCTGAATACTAGCCCCAGCAATTATGTCACGTCGTATCGGACTTGCTTTCATTTCCTCACTAGACGTCGGTGATACCCAACCCTTGAACCCGGCGTTTGTGGTTATTTGGTATGCAACATCAGGGTGACATATCAAGCGGAAATTACCGTCGGATAATGTCGGTACGTCATTACCGGCTAAAACTCTAACGCCGTGCTGGATAGTCTTCACAGTCATTCCACTTGCGGCAAGAGAAGTTACAAGCGCAGACTGACCTACACGAGTCTTGTTGTGATACATTGGGAACCCGTCGCTTCTGTGTGTCCAGAACCTAACAGTGATACCAGAGTGATTTAACGTTCCGCCATCTATGTTCATATTATCAAACATGTTAGCGGAATAAACGGCCTTATCGGCAATGGCAACACCAATGTCGTTTCTGACAAGCTTATCTAATGTTTTAGCAGCTGCAAATTTAATC